CAGATTGTTTACTAGATTTTGTAACAACGTTTCCAACAGAATTCACAATCATTCTATGTGTTGTGTCAATTATAAATCCACCTAGTTCTCCAAAGTCAATTTCCATTTGAATGTATTCACCACCGGTGATACCTTGATTACTGACCACACCGTCTGTATCAAGAAAAGTTAATGACATTGTAATCGCAGGGCATCTAATGTTTTCATAATATGAAATGATTGGGCCACCACGAAGTAAGCTAAAAGGTTCTTTTAGTGAAGATCCATCCGTAGGAATAAGTTTAAGTTCTTTAATTTTAAACTGACCTTCCATTAAGATATCCTCTTAGCAAGAGCTATGATTCCACTAATTCGGCTATCGTCTGAGGTGCCGTTGGAAACTACCACTATTCCTCCACCATTTCCCCTCTGATTATTTACCACAGTTTGAGATTGAATCGGTTGAAACGCAACGATCATTCCTTTTGGTTCCATGTCTTGCATCAATGAAGAAACTTTTTTCTCTTTTGATACAGGTTCAATAATGGTATCTTCAATAATCTTTGGTGATACCGATGGATACGTTTTTGGTTCAATTGGTTTTAAAGTAGAAAATTTGGGGTCACCATGTAATGTTTTACCAACAACTTTTCCTGTTTTTTCATCAATAATGACATATCCAGCCATCTGTTTATCTCTGAAATATTCAACTCGATATCCAGGAACTTCAGGAGCAGGGATGGGAGCATATTCTGCGCTTGGCCCAAAACGTGTTTCCTCTTTTTTTGGAATGAAGTAATCCATCGCAGCCATCTCTCTTTGAGTGTGGTGACCAGCTTGAGCTTTTTTAAGAAAATTAATTTTTTCTTGCATGGTTCCGTTAACTGGATATCTCTTACCACTCATAGCACCAGCTTCACCCATTTCGGCAACTCTCCCTTCTGCCTCCAATTGTTTCGCCATACTATCAAATATTAATACCTGTTGTTCAATAGGAAGATCTCTTGCAAAACGAGTGTCAATGTGAAATGGAGTGCCACCACCTTGACCGGTGACCAAGTTTCCTTCCATGGGTTGACCTGGCCCATACTGTTGTCCTGTAGGTTGTTCCTCAGGTATGATGTAATCTTTTAACATCTCAAAACCTAATGCACCTAACACGGTAGCAATCAGTGCAGGAGCCTTTCCAGAAAGTGATTCAATAATATCCTCTAATACACTTTTTTGACCATATTCTACACCATCCTTAAATCCCTTTGTAAATCCAGTTTGGATGCCTTTTACTACTCCAGCATTATAACCATCTTGATATCTGTCTAATACTTGTGTGGTGCCAGACATTTTTTCTGCATCTATTTTTCTCTGTTTTTCGTCTAACTGAGATTCCTCTTTATCAAGTTGATTTGATAATGTTAATCCTTGCGATAAAAATCGTAGGTTCTTAATACTACTAGACTTGATATTAGACGTTAGACTACGAATGTTTGCAGATATTTCATCGACAGGTAAGTCTTCTTTTCTTAGGATTGATGTAGCCATATTATCCAACCACTATGTTCATTTTGTCACTAAAACTCGCTGTTAAAACCCGAGCAAACAACATGGAGTTTTTTGCAGACGCTACGGAATAAGAATTAGTTCTAGGTTGACCTCTTCCTTGCCCACCACCGACTTGTTGAGTTCCTGCATCAATAGTGGGTAAAGTGATTGATGTGATTGATGGTTCCTCGACACGTAATGGAGGGACTCTCTTTCCGTTTTGCATTGGTTCAAGAATAGTGTCTTGAGCAATCTGTGATGATGTTGATGCGTATGTTCCTGAACCTGGCTCAGTTAATTGTGATGATACTGACGGATTTGAACCAGAACCTCTCCTACCACCCATTCCACCACCTGCGGGTTGAACTGAAGACGATGGAATGGGTTTATCATATTTTTCAAATTGTTTTGGATCACCTCTTTTATTAATAAAATTTGTAAATTCTTGAAGGGTTATCTGACCGTCTTTATTTCCATACACTAGATCAACATTTTTATTACCCTCATATTCTGCACTTGGGGACTTGTATATGACCGTATTTGGGGGTTGCCCAAGATATGCGGGTGCAATATTAGCTGCATGAATACTTTGAATTCCTTGATGACCACCAGGCCCAACATTCTTGTCTTTGAGATATTGTCGATGAATTTTGACTTGATCTGCACGACTTAATCTTGTAAATTCTTCTCTAGTATAACCATATCTTTTAGAGGTAGGATCACTGCGATTGAACATCAGTTGAAATATTCCAGTCGCTCCAGATTTTGGATTTTTTGATTTTGGATCAATACCTCCACCCTCTGCATTATACATCGCCATTAATTCTGATGGTTTTGCACCTGTTTCTTTCGCTAAAGCTTGCACCTCTTTTTGAAACTCAATGTCTTTACTAATATCTGCGACTGGAGCACGACCACTTGTCGGAACAAATGATTCATCATCAGAACCTGGAGCGCCACCTAAATTACCTAAACCAAGACCAAGACCTGCAAGTAGTCCACCGCCAAGAAACTGTTTAAGTGTAGATAATGTTTTATTTTCTGCCTGTTGTTGATTTTGTAAATTTTGAGTTTGTTGTGTTTGTTGCCCTCTACCCTTGCCTAAAATTTGACTCTTTTGTAGAGTGTCCTCCTGTTTACTGATTTCCCTATTTTGCTCTCCCAACATTCGTCTTCTGCCTTGTTGCATTTGTAAAAATGCATTTGATAGAGAATCCAGATCACTTCGGATAATGCCAATGGCAGATGAGAGACTGTTAAAACTTTTTTGAAGTAAAGAAAACGAGTCCTTAAGTTCTCTGTCTTCTACTTCATCTTCACGAATAATACTTGATACTTTTCCACCTATCTCTTTATTTTCACGAGTAATACTTGATACTTTTCCACCTATCTCTTTATTTTCACGAGTAATACTTGATACTTTTCCACCTATCTCTTTATTTTCACGAATAATATTTGTTATTTGTTCATTTTTTTGATTTATAATATTAGTAACATTACTGATCTGTTGACTCACCTCAGACTTTGTTGACTCTTGATCCCTGTCAAAGGTGATTTTGAGAGTTTGTATTAATCTTTCTAAATCAAGTTTATTTTTTTCTGAGATCGAGACACTCTCATTAGATTGTTTTAAGGCTTTATTGGCTACCTTATCAACCTCAACAATCTGTTCAAAGAAGTTGCTGAGAGTTATTCTCTTTTCTGATGTCTCAGCCATTACTCTGTTGTCGTTTTGCGTTTTCTTGTTCGATGTAATCCTTTAGAAGCGCAAGATAGATTTCTCTCTCCCAAGGCATCATATTTTCAATTTCTGTCAAAGAGTATTTATGGTATTGCATCAGAGCGAAATTGATCTTATAGTAAGATTCAAGATCTTCTCGTGCAATACTCAACCGAAAAAATCAGCAAGACCCTCCAAAACGATAGTATTTTTAACTTTAGTGTTTGGATTTTCAACTTCGAGAGTATGAGAAAGTTTTGGCATTGTCGCAAAAAACTTTTCAACCTCTTTATACTGTTTAGAATTTAACTGTTCAATAAAATCTAATCTTTCCTTAGGAGAATAGTCTTTAGCTTCCCACGCCTCATCTGAAGTAAATACAGTGTCCATGCAGTCTGCGATTACTTTAAAAGTTTTATTAACTGTTTCTTCTGGTGTCAAATTCATTTCAAAATTATTTTCAATAAATTGTGTTAATGATGGATATTTCATTCTCAATGTCATATTATCATCAATAACAATATCAGTTGTATGTTCATCTGGTTTTTTGACTTCAATCTCATCAACATAGACAGTGATTGGAACTCGTGTTTCGCCATCATCTGGGCAAGTCACGATAATTTTAATTGATTCACCGATTGATTTAGCTCGAATATTGAGAAAAATATATTCAATGTCAAATGTGGGTAACTGATCAACATTTACTCCACGAGTCAAGATGCATTTTTTTAAAACATCCTTGACTGCATTTGTAATTTCAGACTGATCTTGAGACTCTAATGCAAGAATCAAAATCTTTTCTTCTTTAACTAAAAATGGTCTGTATTTAATCTTTTTTCCGTTCGATGGCAAAGTCAACTCATAAGTAGGAGTTGCAATTGTTGGTAATGGCATATAAAGTTAATTGTCAGTATGAGTATTTATCGTTATCTAACAAGCGATGGTAATTGATTATCACCATAAACACCATCAACGGTTTCCCCTCTCAGAATTGCGGCTTGACGATTAGCTTCTTCATTTGAACCAAATGCGGGGCCATAATAGTTGAGTCGATTAATAATATCAGAGGCAGTGCCCTCGAATACTTGTTCTACAATTTCATTATAAGATCCTGGTGTAAAACTTGTAAAATATCGATCATACGACAATTGAACAGAACACTTTAACACATCAGATCCACCATAATTAACGCGCATTGATGTCAGGTTTGTCGGCCACACATTTACAAACTCATAATGAAACATCCCTGGTTTTGAACCAGGTGATTTGCTGAATGTGCTTCTTTCGTATTTTGTGATGTGAATAATTTCTTTATAATCGTCTGGATATCTAAATCGACTAAATGCACTCAGAGATGTTTGTTTTGATGCAGGCACCGGATTAATATAGTTCATCCACTTCTCTAAAACTTCAATGATAACATGTTCTGCATCCACATAAAATGTCAGATTCAGTGGTGGAAATTGTCTTAAATTGGGAAAATTTTCGACAATGCCTTGATGATGACCAATAGCGGTTGATACTGCGTAAGAGGTTCCAGGAAGTTCAGCTTCTGCACAAAGCAAACTCATTTTTCTTTTAAAATCTAACCCTTGATTTCGTGCAGCTCCTTGTGTTTTTACTCCGCCAGCCAACCACTTATCAGCCTTACCAAAGGAAAATGTAACCTGATAGAAAGTGTTAAGTGCGACTCGACTAAGTGTATTAGTGATTCTATCAAGAGGTTCTTGATAAATTTGACCTGAACGAGGAAAGGGCACAATAAATAGTTTGAACTACCTATACTATGTATGAGTTATAAGGGAGTGTTTAAACCCTCTAATCCTAAAAAGTATAAGGGCAATCCTAACGGCATCATTTATCGATCTCTCTGGGAACGCAAAATGATGGTTTATTGTGATCTGAACGAAAATATTCTTGAATGGGCGTCAGAAGAATTTTTTATTCCCTATCGTGATCCTACGACAAACACAGTGAGAAGATACTTTCCAGACTTTTTTATCAAGTATCAGGATAATCAAGGTAACATCCGTAGATCCGTGATCGAAGTTAAACCGATGCGAGAGACATTAGAACCTGTGGTAACAAAAGGCAAGTCAAAGAAAACTCTGATCACTGAAGCCACAAATTACGCCCGAAATCAAGCAAAATGGAAAGCTGCAAAAGAGTTTTGTGAGGATCGTAAACTAGAGTTCAGAATCATGACCGAAAAGGAACTCGGAGTATGAGTATCTTACAAACTGTCAACAAAAGAATCGGAAATAAAAGTCGTAGCGGTGATTGGTTTCGTAATCAGTTAACGACAGAGCTGGGTTCGCCAAATCTTAGTGATGATGATTTAGACACCGGTGGATTTTCACCAGGTAATCTATATTTTTACTCTTACAATGCGATCACATCAACACTACCGTATTATGATGCATATCCACTGACGTATGTAATCGAGATGAGATCGAACGGATTTTTTGGATGTAATTTGCATTATGTTAATCTCAAGTATCGAGATGAAATCGCAAAAAGCCTTCTAAATAAATCAGCGCAAGGTGCTGTTGCTGTCCCTCCCAAGACACTACATAAATACCTCTACTCTGGAGTGAGAGGGACACCATATAGAATCCCAGAAAAAGATTGGATTGATGTGTCTCAATTACCGACTGAACGATTTGTTGATATGCGCGGCACGGTTATTCCCAAATACAAAGTGTATAGTAAAAATTAATGTCTAGCGTCAAGAGTAAACCTTACACTATTAGTAGCCTGGGATCAACTGGCTACACAATTTCTCTTGATGATGAATTAAAGATCAGAGCTGTATATGAAGATGGTAAAATTTTAAATCCAACAAATTCAAGGTGGAACACTGTTGTTAACGCAGATGAAACTAAAACAATTTGGAATCAACTTGGAAATACGTCTGGGTTAGCCGTTGTGACCTCTCCAACTGATATTGTGAATACATTTTACGAAACAGAATTAAAAAAAGAACTTAATGCAGCAACTGATCCTAAGTCGGTGGGTAGTTCAGATAATTTATTCTATCGAGATGGTGTTGTCGCTGATGTTAGTCGAGTGAGAGGCACAATTAATCCACAACAGTTTGCATCACCAAACTCAGTTAAGTATGGACGAACAAAAACAGTAGCTTCTGCAGGAGCTCCTGAAGTTCTTGCATATCCAATTGATATTGATACGGGGGGTATTGATGCTGATGGTAAGAGACGAAAAGGGCAAGATTATATCGAATTCAAAAAAATTAAATATGCGCGGACTAGCGCAAATATGAGTAGGCCAGAGGATCTTTTTAAAGGCGAGATCAAAGGAAAGTATGGTGGAACTGTAATTCTACCAATGCCTAAGGTGAGTGATAGTAACGGTGCTGAATGGGGAGAGAGTGACTTAAATGTTTTTGGTGTGGCTGCAGCGGAAGTGTTTAAAGGCGCTGTTAATATCAAGTCAAAAGCCGCGGCTAGTGCTATATTACAAGGAGGAACTTTTTCCACTCTCGCTACTAATTTTAATACATTAGCCCAAACTATCGGTGGCTCTGGCGCTGTAGCGGGATCCATATTTTCATCACGAGCATTAAAACAAATTGGTATTACTGCATCTCCAGATGAACTACTTGCAAGAGCAACTGGATTTATTGCAAATCCAAACGCCGAACTTCTCTTTCAAGGGCCAACTCTAAGAGATTTTGGATTTCAGTTTTTAATGATTGCGAGAAGCGCCAAAGAAGGTGAGTCAATTAGAAAAATTATCAAATGGTTCAAACAGGGTGCAGCTCCAAAATACAACAGTCAAGCTTTACTAGGAACTCCAGATATATTTCAATTAGAATATAGCACACCATTGATGAATAAATTCAATCAAATGGCATTGAGAACAATCACAGTTGATTATGCACCAGATGGTTATTGGGCTGCATATGATGATTCACATCCTGTTGCAGCTCTTATGAGTTTACAGTTCACTGAACTAAAACCAATTTATGATAGGGATCAAGAAAACGATAAAGATGATGTAGGATACTAACATGGTATACGACGCTAACAGAAACGCATATTTTAGACAATTTTCAGAGTTAGAGTATCCTTCTCTAGCAAATGACAGACAGTCAATTTACGATTACAATCGTGTCAAGAATATTTTCAGACGTGTTGTCATTCGTGAGGATATTCTCAATTCTTACGTTACTTTTGAAAAGTATTCGATTCAAGGAGACGAGAGACCTGATAATATAGCAGAAAGATTCTATGAAGATCCAACACTCGATTGGGTTGTGTTAATCACAAATAATGTGATAAACATTCGAGATGATTGGCCTATGTCAAATGAAGATTTTTACAACTATCTGACAGAAAAATACACAGAATCACAATTATCAAATATTCATCACTACGAGACTTTGAAAATTTTAGACGGTCAAGGTCGTTTAATTCAACCAGAGGGGTATCAGGTTGATTCTACACATTCAGTCTCTTTCTTGGATGGGGGTATATTGAGAACAGAAACTAGTATTAAATCAGTATCTTTCTTACAACACGAAATCGCATTAAATGATAAGAAAAGAGAAATCAACGTTTTAAAACCAGAATTTCTAGAATTATTAATTCGTGATAATCGTAGAATCATGGAATATCAACCATCTCAACAATTTATCAATCCAAAACTCAAAAAGACTGAAAATCCTCGTATTTTATCGCCAAGATAAAAGGGTCGCCTGAGCGACCCTGTGGCGTAAAAATGGCCAGAAATTTTTTTCCGACCTTTTTTGTAATTAGAAGCGAATTTCAGTCTTC